GCCCGGAACCCAGCGCGGGATGAAGCCGCCGTATCCGTCTTCCTCGGTAGTCTTGTCAAGCATCTGACAAGCCTCCATTGCTTCGCTTAGTAAACTCATAATACAGACAACCTTCTCCAACGCGCAAGTTTAGTCGCGAACTGATCCTGCCATCCATAAGCGCCGCCTTTTTCGCCTGCGTTGTGCGAACCGCTTGACTTGGAATAGCTATACCCTCCAAAGCTCTCAGACTGATACGGGCTTGCCAGCGTATCTGCGTTTGCCTGTACCCAATCGTCGATCTCGTTAGACAGGGCAATGACGGCAGGAGGAACCGCCATTGCCCAAATGGAACCCGTAAAGGTTTCGTCTTTAAGCTCTGTCGATGGATATTGATATACGCCATCGTTAAAGACGGAACCCACTATGCGGAAATATTGGTCGTTCTGAAGAAAAGAAAGCGGCTCCAGACTGCCTTCCGAAATAGTGAATGTGCCGTTGTGAATATTACTCACGCCCCCAATGAAATAATTTCGCAGTTCTGCGCACAGTTCGTCAAGCATCTGAAGCCGCCTCCTTTTTGTTTAATTATTCTGCCTCGCCCTGAACGGTGCCGATGAACAGACTGTCGGGATTGTACAGTACGGGCATGAACAGCGCCGAAGCCTTAGTCCACAGAACAGCGGGATCGGTCTCCATCCACTGCATCAGGTAGACATACGGGCTGACGGAACTCTCGTTGACAGCGTAAAACCTCGCCGCATCGACCTCAGGAGGATTGCCCCACAGGCCAGTACCCAGCCGACCGCCCGGATTGGTAGCGAAGAAGGTGATCTTGTTGCTGGGATAATAACGCGCCGTAGTGATAGCGGGTCTACCCGTAGCCCCAATGGTCGCACTCGCGCCATAAGTCAGATCGTTGGTAACAATACGGTTAATACCGTACTCCTCAGCCAGATACGCTTCCAGAGAAGCGCTACGAATCAGAGCGCCAGCGCCGACATTGCCGTTGATGTTCTTCTGAAGGCCAGCGTTCTTGCGCATCTTCGTGATGTTCTTCCTGCTGGTCATCATGCCAGTAATGACAACGCCCTTATCGGTAGCGTCATCAATAACCGTCTGAATCTGGTCATCCAGATCGGCAGTCGTGGACAGGTCGAAGGTGTATGCCGTATTCGCGGCGGGAACGCCATAGTCCACAGTCAGGTCAAGATTGTTCTCCTTGATGGTGACCTGACCAGTCGCCATCAGCTCGTTCTTTGCGACCTTAGAGCGCGTGAAAACCTGATCGGCAAGACGGACACCGTCGTTGATAACATAGTCAAACAGCGCATCTTCGCGGACACCGCTGTTAATCAGCGCACGAAGGCGCTCAGACTGATTGATCTTAACCTTAATCAGTCCCTTTTCGATATTGTGCGTATCGATGGGAACACGGAAGGTGGTCTGAGCCTCGGTATCGAAGCCGTGGAACTGAGCCATCATGGGAATCTGGTATTCAGCGGCGATATCTTGCCACTTAGCAACCAGATTGTCGGTCTTTTCATCGCCGAACAGGCCGTCGATAGGATCGTTGGGTCTTGTGACATTAAAGCCGATATTCAGCCACTCGTCTTCAGGCACCATGCCGAAAATGTTCTTTTCCCAAGTCATGATATCTCAACTCTCCTTTCTTTAGGCCTTTGCCGTTACAGTCGTGCTACCAAGCGCAACTACGCGCCCGTCAGCATCGACGGAAACGACAGTAATCTCTTTGCCCGTAGCGGCAGTGATGTCGTCATCGCCGTCCCATTCCGTCCAAGTGTTATCAGGGATAGCGTACTGAGCGATAGTGGGAGCCGTATCGCCGACCTTGTACATATAGCTCTCGCCGCTCCCCGGCGTATAGCCGCTCAGAGTGAGCGCGGTGTCGCCTACAGCAGTACCAGCGGCGGAAACGACAGTAATCTCGCCCATAGCTTCGTTGCCGTTCTTCGGTCTGGTCACAGACGGAGAGGCCGCAAAAACAAAGCCTTTAGCGATCAGCGCATTTTTAGCGGCGCTAATAAGAGTGACGGGCAGTCTGTCCTCATAGACAACGCCCTTCATCACGACGGAACCGGGCATATCGCCAGCGGTTACATCGACATCCTCATACACCAGACCGACAGCGCTGGAAGTGTTTGCAGGCCACGGAGTGCCAGCCTTAACATACTTACCGCCGTTGGCAGTTGTCGCGCCAGACTGCGCGATCTGCTGAGTCAGGCGTACACATTCCTCATGTGCAAGGAAGTAACCGGGCGCGTAAACAACGCCCTGCACATCAGCTTCACGAAAAGCCATGAGTATTATTCCCCTTTCTTGATTTCTCCATAAAGGTTTCTGTGATACTCAGCCGCAATCTGCGCGGCTCGGCTCTGGCTTCGACCGTTGTTGCCACCGTTATTTTCAGGCGGGTTGTCAACATGAGCGCCCTTTTCCTTGTCAGAAGTAATAAAGTCAGCCCATTCCGTCTTGATGCTCTTTTTGATATCATCCAGACCATCAAGCGCATCGTCTTTGACTTTCAGCTTGTCGATATCGGTCACTTTAAGAATCGTTTCGATTCTCTTTTCGGCAACTCCGCAGTCCTTCAGAACGGCCTTGTACAGCTTAACTTTCTGATCCTTGACTTTATCGGCTTCGATCTGCTTTTTGTAGTTAGCAAAAGCCGTCTTTTCAGTTTCATACTTGTTCTGCCAATCGCCGTCGCCTTTTGCCTTCAGATCGTCCAATTCTTTCTGGACATCCTTCAGCTTGTCGGCATCTGCCTTGTATCCGTCGCGCTCTTCTCTCAGCGCATTGACGGAGGCCAGATGTCCGTCCATGATCCTTTCCACAGCGGCAGTCGCATTCTCCGCAGTAACGCCAGCGGCAGACAGGATTTCCTTCAGTTGAGTCTTAGTCAGAGCCATATTGCAAAATCTTCCTTTCTTTCGTTGGCATTCTGCGCCACTAAGATTTCTTACATCATTATATGAATATTTTTACAAATTGTCAAGCGTTTTCAAGCTCTGCCTGCAAGATAGCTTTGTACTCGCTTGTGTGATCTTCAGCCGCTCTTTTCAGGAAATGGACAGGTTTTCGCCCTCTCGCGCCGTTTTCAACATACGGCGCGTATTCCACATTGCTCCCGATATAAACAGCAATCGATCCGTCACTTTCTTCAGGCATTTCACCTGAGTATTCGTATTGTTTAACTTCGATTTTTTTCCCTGCTACGCCTTTTTCTTTGTTCGCTTTTGTCCGCGCTCTGGTCGAATTGTTTTCGTATGAACTGATTCCTGCCTTGCCGCCAGAAAGCGCCCAAGTGATGCTGTTTCTTAGTCTGCCTGTATCCACAGGGCAAAGTCGCTTTGCATAACCTTCGGCAACAAGTCCGATCTTCGTCAGTCCTCTTTTACACGCTTCTTCAAGCGCTTCCTTGACAATTATCGTATTGTCTTCGGTCAGTTCAAAAAGCACATCCATTTTTTTCGCCTCCTTTCCTGTATTATAACAAAAGAAAAGACCGTCATCAAGTGACGGCCTTCTCGCTTACATAATACGGGCATTTAGCATTTCTGAATAAGATATCGCTCGGCTTTCCGTTGGAATCAGGTGGAGCCGGGAACGCATCGCAAAAACTCTTTGTGACTCCAACCTCTATTTGCTTTCCCTTCAGGACGATTGCCGTTTTATCTCTCAGAAAACAGTCTTTACAAACTATTTTCTTCGGGTCTGGGAACTGTCCCTTCATGGGCGAAACTTCACGCTCTGGCATTTTCTCACCCTCTCTATTTACTTTTCTTTATTTTATCATACTTTTCTGTAATTGTAAAGCATTATTTTTTGAACGATGTAGCGCCGCCATCGAAGGTCTGCTCGAAGCCTGTCTCAAAATAATCGGGCTGATTGACAACCTCCATCGTCACCTTCAGATTATTCCAACCAACTTCTTCAATTTCGACAACACGGTATTCTGTGCCGCGCTGAAAAATCGTTTCTGCTTCACCGCCGACACTATTGTAACTTTTCCCCGGTTGATAAAGTTCCGCACCAGAAATAGTTCTCCCAAAATAGCTTTGCGGCTCTGCATAAAGACACTTTGTTCCTTCAGGCGCATATACGCGATATTTTACGCTTCCGCTAAAGCCGGAATCGCTTGCGATACCTGTTGACAGAAAAGCATGACTCTGAAAAGTCTGCCCCTCAAAAGCCGCTTTTATCTGCTGGATATCACCGCTGTCCAGAATGGCCTTTGCATCATCAAATGAAAACAAATCGCCTTCAAAAAGTCCTGCCAGACCATTCGCATCTGATCCGCGAACAAACCACATATCTTCAGGCAATTCGCATTT